AGCATTGAAGCTCTGGGTCTTTGTATAGAGCGGTGCCCCAGAAACTGTCAGCGTCACCGTAGCGCTTTCCGCATTGGTGTCGATCAGAGCAACGCCATCTGTAGCCCCGGGCGCCAGAACCACGTGCAACGACCCTGCCCGGGTTGTTGCTGTGCCAACGCGCTGATCAAACATCGCCCAGCGGTTGGTCGGGCCAATGTCGAGCCACTTGGTCGGATCGCTGGCTGGGTTGACCCCGGTTGATGCAGCCAAGGCCTCGTACCGCCGGTGGGTCGCAGTCAGGATGACCCGGGCACCTACTGCATAGGCTGTGCCAGAGCCCCAAGCAGCATAGTCATTCTCAGGCGCTGTGCTACTTGACAGCATAGCGTCCGTCAGCGCGGTCGGGCGGATCAGCTTCATGCCGCCGACCTAGTGGAAATGGCATCACCATCAGGCGTGACCCGCTCCAGAATGCGGGCTGTTTTGCTAGTTCCCGACGCGATCGTGGCTGCAGCTATCCGCTGTTCGCCGCGCAGGTCAGACACCTCCTGCCTGAGCGCCTTGAGTTCATCGATCATCGCGCTCTGGCCGTCGTTGGCCGGAATGCTTGGCGTACCCATCTGATTGGCAGTGAACTGCTCCCACCAGCTTGGCGTGGTGGCGGCAGATGTCGCAGCGCCGGATTCCGTTCCGCTCGCCTGGCTGATGATCGCCAATGTCTGTTCGAGGCTTGCCGCGGTCAGGCCCTGAAGCCGGCCCAGATCTTCTGCCGACCGTGCGGTGTTGGCTGCGACCGAAAGCAGAGCCTGGCTCAAGCCCGGCAGCGCCTTGGCTGCTTCCTGGTCACCCGAACGCGCCAGCATCGAGGCGTTGTTAAACGCAGCAAGGGCCACGGCATAGTTTGTCGGCGTATCGCTCATCACGCCCCGGATCCGCTTGATCTCGGCGATCAGTCCATCGGTGATTTGGGCCCATGCATTGCGAAGCTGTTCCGCGGCATTGGCGGCGTCATCGGCTGCCTTTTGTTGATCTTCAAGCGCCCAGACCTGTTCCTGCAACGCCTTGTTGGACATATCGATCTGGGCAAGCTCGAGCGCGCGCAGCGCTGCAGTGTCGCCCTGAAGTTCCAGCATCTGGCGCTCGAGTGACAACCGCTCGTCAAGAATGGCAGCGGCACTGGCAGCATCCTGCGCAGCACCAACCAGATCGGCGAATGCCGGTGCCAACTGGATCAGCGCTGCATAAGCGGCCTGTCCTGATGCGGTGGTAAGGTCCTGCGCTTCAACCAGCGACCGGAAGCCCGCGATGCTTTGCGGCAGCGCAAGCCCTAGGCTGTCAAAGACCCTGCCCATCTGCGCGGTCTGCGCCGAGGTCTGTTCGGCCTTAGTGTAATAGAGAGCAAAATACTCACCTGCGGCAGACGCCATGTCGCCGGCCGAACCGAACAGGTCGAAGAGGTTCATCTTCGCGCTGAGGCTCAGACCCTCAACCGAGGTGCCCAGCAGGCTGAGCGTACCGGTCACCGCCTCGATACTGGAGGCAACCCGCACCAACGTCTCGAAATAGCCTTCACCAACCTTCTGGAACTGCTCGAGGCCTGGCACCGCAGTCCGGGCGAGATTATCGGCGGCAGCCCCTAAGACGGCGGTCAGCTTCTCCTGGATCTCGGCTCCAGTCAGGCCCTTCAGATCGATCTTGCCGATGTTGACCACAAAACCAGACAGGCGCGACTGCACCTCGCCAAGCGAAAGGCCTAGCGGGCCGGCAGCCGCAGAGATCGCGCTGTAGAAGCCTTCGAAGATCAGGCTGAACTGGCGCTCGAGTTCGGCGTCTGCCGCGGTGTACTGGGTGGAGTAGCTCGAGCCGGTGCTGATCCCGAGGAACTTTTTGGTCTTCTTGATGTCAGAATAATAGCTCGCGTCAAAACCGCCCGACATGATCGATCCGACCGACTGCGCGCCGCCATAAATGCCCTGGCCAACGATGCTGGTCTTGGTGCCAAACAGAGCGTTCACGATGCTACCAAGGACCTTGCCGAGACCGCCCAGCAGCTTGGCGCCCAGGAAGCCAATGGCAGCGCCAATCGGCCCGGCGACCGCCATGCCGATGCCGGCACCAATCAGCGAGCCTGTCTTGCTGCTGGCAAAGTTTGAAATGCCAGTCAGCATCGAATTGGCCGTGCCCAAAAGCCCTGTCAGTTTGGTGCCGGTCTGGATGCCGGCGGCAGACGCTTCCATGCCGTTAGTGCGAATGATGAGATTGGTCAGTCCGCCGATATTGGCCTCGATGCTTTTCAGCGAAGCCAGCATGGCGGCGGAATAACGCATAGTCAGCGTGTCGACCTCGCGCAGATGATCGATGGCCTTGGCAATGCTCTCCGATTTGGCCGCGCTATCCCCGAAGACCGTGCCGGTTCCATCATTGGCAGGCGTGGGCTTGGCACCGCCGCCGCCAAAAGCTCCGCCAATTGCGATGCCGAGCGAGGCGATGACGCCTGCAGTGACCGCACCGGCAGCAATGTTGAGCGGAAACGGCAGCGAGCGAATGGCGTTCACCACGGCTTCAACCGCCTTGATGCCCGTTGTAATGATCGAGTTGCCCTGTTCGACACCAGCTCTTGCTGTGTCGGATACCGCCATGGCCGTATCCGAAGTGACCTTGGCAGCGGTCTGCGCGCCGATCAGGCCGATTTTTACCGCTGCGTTCTTGATCGCGATCGCCAGTTCAAAGGCGCGGAACACTTTCTCAGCGGCTGCCATGGCTTTGAAGCCCTCGGAGCCTTCTTTGAAGAAGCCCTTCGCGGCCGAGGCGAGATTACCATAGTGGTTGATCTCGGCAGAAGCCTGAGCAACGCGCGCATCGGCGTATTGGAATGAGGACCTGCCGTATTCTCGCTCTGCATCGGCGACGCGGCTAGCAGCGGTCACCTGCGCAGAGGCAAAACGGGCGATCTCGACGGTGATGCCGCCAATCGCCCCGCCAACTGAACCGAAAGCATCGGCCATATTGCGAGCCGCAGCTTCAGTGGCCGCGACCATGTCCTCGAGGCTTGTGAGGAACTGCTCCTGGTCCGTTTGGGCAAAGTCAGCCTCCATCAGGCGAGTGCGTGCAGCCCGATATCGTTCCCAAGCTTGGGCGCCGCGTTCGAGCACAATCTGCTCGCGCTCCGCCTCAAGATTGGCGACTGCCTGCGCCCGCGCGGACTGGCCCAGAAGTGCGGCCTGCTGTTCAAGCGGGGCGACCGTTTGGCGCAGGAACTCAGACGCGGCGAACGCGCGGGTTGTCTGTTCCCAGGCCTCACCAGCTTCGAGAATAGCGATGCGCGCCGCGTCGGTAGGCGCCTTCAGCGCCGCCATGGCGACTTCCATGCGCTTGATCTCGATCGGGGTCTTGCCGATCTTGGCGGTTTCCAGCGCGAGATTGGCAGCAAAGTCTCGGGCAGCCTGGAGAGCACGCTCGGCCTCGCTTGCTTCGCGAGACTGACGGCCAGCACCAGCCCGGTCCGGGTGATCACCGCGGATCTCAGTCGCACTTGCAGCCAGGCGCTCACGGGCAGCCTTCAGGCTGTTTTCCCGCCACTGTGCAGAAAAGGCGTCCATCATTCCCATGGCATCGCCAAAGGCCGAGGTGAACTCGTCCCGGACCTGAGCGCCCATCCGCGCCGTCGATCCAGCAAAGCTGTTTTCCATGCGCGGCAGCGCCACACTCTCGATCTGACCGATAGTCGCAAGGCCAACCCGGTCGAGCACCGGATTGACCCAGTTTGCCAGCCAGTTGAGCGCGGCAATCGCCTTATTGGCGAGATATTCGATGCCTGCGATAGCGAGATTGGCGGCGCCTACGGCTGCTTCACCGATCACGTCAGGCAGCGACGACCAGAGGATCCGGATCGCGTTGAACCCGCCGACCCACCCAGCATATAGGATCGCGACAGCATATTTGCCGACCTGAAGGATCGCTTCAAAGGCGGCGACCGCCCAATCTTTTAGGGTGGAGAACACCGGCCCGAGGTTGAGGCCGTCCGAGACGGTGGTCCACAAACCCTTCATGGTGTCGCCGACCGTGATCCCGACCGGACCGAGCTTCTCCATCTCCTTGGCGGTGAGCCCAAGGCTAGCGGCATATTTGTCGAGTTCACCTGACTGCTTGACGCTGGACTGGAACATCTTGAACGCGCCGAACGCGAGGGCTGCGGCAGCGGCTGCCGCCAGCAAATAGGGGTTTGTAAGCGCGGTCGCTGCCGCAGTGGCGGCCAGCCCCAGCAGCGCCCGGGCCATGCCGCCGATCCCGACGCCTGCTTGCATGGCGATCTGACCGATCTGGCTGCCCTGCTGCATGAACACGGTCATCGGCTTCTGGCCTGAGAACAGGCTGACCACCACGTCGTTGAGCTGGTAGACGAGGTTTTGCATTTGATGGCCGGCGAGCTTTGCTGAACCGCCCATGCGGGTCATCCCGCGCGAGCCGACGGCCTCAATGGCCCGGTCCGCCTGAGCTGACGAAGCCGCCACATCACCCATGGCGCCTGCCACTGACCGCTTGATGTCAGCCATCTCCTTCTGGAGGCGGGCGACATTGGTGATCATCTCAATCTCGAGGGTGCCGGCCTTCATTTTGCAGGCTCCTTCGACATCATCAGCGCCCGGAAGGCGTTGGTCACTTTCCGGGAAACTTCATCACGGTTGAGAACGGACGTGGCGGTCCAGGGCGAGGGACAATCCGGCTCGCGGGCGCGGACTGTTTCGGCGACGAACTCCACAGACAGGCGTCGCAGCAGGCGGATCAGCCAGGGCGGCAGGTCTAGCCCCATGCATTGCTGCCACTGGCTTATCGAGCCCCATGAAATGGGCACTGCGCCCATCGCACCGGGATCGGTTGGGCCAACTTCCATCAGCCAGTCGATCACCCATGGGGTGCGGATGGGCGGAAAGTCGGGGGTGAGATCGTCGATGGCCATCCGCTGCAGCCGGGTCAGCGGTTCGGTGTCAGCGTCGGGTTTGGCCTGCTTGGGTGAGCGCGGCTTTGGCGCTGTGCCCAGCCACGCCAGTTGCCGGACGTAGAGGCTCAGCTCTGCCCCGAGCTCTTCGTAAAATTTGCCCAGTCATTGATGTGAGTGGCGACCTGGGTGGTGATGAAACCGATCGAGGGATCGGCATAGGCCTTGCGGAACAGCTCCTGACCTTCCAGCCCATCAGCGGGCGGATAGGTAAAGGCGTTGAAGCTTACGGTGCAGGCGGCCAAAAAATCGGCCTGCTCAGCGAGCTTTTCCTCGGCCGACTGGTCCATCTTCCCGCGCTTCTTGATCTTGTCCATCAGCTGGTTCTGCTGGCGGGCCTGCGCGCGTTGGTAGACCTTCGAGCCCGGGCCGTAGACCGTAATAGAGAGCCGCTTGCCCTTGTCATCAAAGAGCGGGGCGTCGTCGCCGCCGACGAGTTCCACGGTGGACGTGTCGGTTGCAGCGAGTGTGGTGATGTCAAACATGGATTGTCTCCTATGGGGTTGCGATGCGGTGATTTGGGCGCCCAATCACCGCATAGTTTGCGGTGATTGTTGCATTTGCAGTGATTAGGGGTCATAAACGCCGCAAGAGGTGCGGTGATTATTGTGCGAAACATTCATCAAAGAGACGACTGGCCCCGATTTCGTTGGGACGAACTGCAAATCGGCTCCAAGCTTACCGAAGTCCGCCATCGTCAAGGGCGGCTCACAGGCCGCATGGAAGCGCTTGGTTTTGGACTGCGCGATGAGGCCATTCTGCGCACGCTCACCCAGGACGTGCTCAAATCCAGCGAAATCGAGGGGGAAATCCTCGATGCTGAGCAGGTCAGGTCTTCCATTGCGCGGCGTATGGGCCTTGATGTTGCGGGACTGGTTCCCTCCGATCGTAACGTCGAAGGTGTGGTCGAGATGATGCTCGATGCCACGCAGAATTTTGATCAACCTCTAACCGCTGCCCGACTTTTCGACTGGCACGCCGCCCTGTTTCCGACAGGCAGAAGCGGCATGACCAAAATTACGGTTGGCGGTTGGCGAAACGACGAAACTGGCCCCATGCAGGTGGTGTCAGGTCCGATAGGGCGCGAGCGGGTCCACTATGAAGCGCCTGTTGCCGCGCAGCTTGATACTGAAATGCAGGCATTTCTGGCATGGTTCGACGATGCATCATCGCTAGACCCCGTCATCAAGGCGGCAATTGCCCATATCTGGTTTGTGACCATCCACCCGTTTGATGATGGGAATGGGCGTATCGGCAGGGCGATTTCCGACATGGCCCTGACGCGCTCTGATCACAGTGCACAGCGGTTTTACAGCATGTCTGCGCAAATCCGGACTGAGCGTAAGGCATATTACGATCAGCTCGAAGCAAACCAGAAGGGCGATCTGGATGTTACAGGCTGGCTGACCTGGTTCCTGGATTGTCTAGACCGCGCCTTTGATGGGGCGGAAGAAACGCTGGCTGCCGTTCTGAGCAAGGCAAAGTTTTGGGAGAAGTACAGCCCCGCAGGCCTCAATGCCCGCCAGACCCAGATCCTCAATCGGCTGCTTGATGGGTTTGAAGGTAAGCTGACCAACGCCAAATACGCCAAGCTTGCCAAGACATCGAGCGATACATCGCTGCGTGACCTCAATGACCTGGTTGCCAAAGGTATCCTGCACAAGGCCCCGGCGGGAGGGCGCGGGACCAGCTATCACCTGCCAGAAGATGATTGATAAACCAGCCTGATATCGATCATTATGGCGCGAGGACTTCAACGATGCCCACACCGGCCGAATTGGTGGTGAGTTCCAGCGTCACGGTGGCGGTGGTGATCTGGTCAACCGAGCCGACGTTGACCTTGAAGCTCATCACCTGCGCCTGAAAATAGTATTTATCGCCGTTTTGAGTAGTAACAAGGAAGCTGTGATCGGCATCGGACATTGATGCGGATTTAAGCAAAATCTGGCCAGTATCATCGGTATCAAGACCCATTTGGATGGTCATCGTACCCTGATTGAAGCTGCCCTTTTTCTTCACCACACCCCGGCTTCCCACAGGGTTGAAGGTCACAAGATTGAACTCGCGGCCAAATTCGCCAAGGTCAGAAACTTCGCCAACCACTGTCATGGTGAGCGCGTTGTAGCCTGTGGGGTCAAAGGTCGCAGGAGAAGATGCCGACACCTTTAACGTGGTACCGGCAGAAGTCCGAACAGTCATAAATTAAGTCCTTATTGAGGGGAGGCTTCAACGCGCCTCGTTAAATGAGACGCGCAAATCTTGGCTTTGCATGTGGATACCGGTCTCCTCGTCGAGGAAATCTGGTCCGGCGGTGTCTGTGTGGACGGTCAAGTCAAAGAGCCCGTCGATGGTTGGCATCTGGTCGGCAGCCGCCCTGCGGACAGCCGCGAGAATGGCTTTTACTTGGCGGTAAGTCGCCGCCAGCACTGTCACCTGCACGCGCTCGGTCACCCGGCGTTTGGGTCCCGGTGCCGAGATGTTTCGATCGACGCTGCTGACCGACATCAGCGATATCGCCGGCAAGTCCGTGCCCTGAGGCAGCATTCCAGCGGCAATACGCGCTTCAGGAACAAGCGCCGTCATCCCGGTGTCGGTTACCAGGAGGGTACGGACCGCAATAACCCCGTTCATTCGTCGTCGATCTCGAGCTTCGGAGCCTTGAGATCACCAATCTGCACGCGGTGGGCGATGTAGGCGCCCATGGCGCCCACGGCTTCCTCGGCCTTCTGGTCGAGAGCGGGGCGCAAGAAGGGTTTGGCGGCGTGGCCCGGGTGCATAACCACGGCACCGACGAAGTTCTCGCCAATCTTCAGGCTGCCACGTTTCACCATCTTGTTGATCGTGCCGATCGACACCGCGCGGCGACCGCGGCGTGTCTCGCGGACTGACTTGTCTGCATCGGAAACCGAGATCAGGTGCGGCGCGACGCCATATTCGATGAACAGGCCTAGATAGGAGCCTGACCCGCGCAGTTTGACGTAGGAGGAGAGCTTACTGCCCTCAACCCGCGTGCCGATGCCGATCGCCGTCTTGAGCTTGCCTGTGCGGACAGGGACATTGGCCTTCGCCTGTTGCTGGATCACCTTGGCGCCAGCGCGAAGCCCGCCGCGGATAACGTTGCGCTCAAGGTTCTTGGGCAGTTCATCAAGCAAGCGCAGCAGTTCAGGTCCGCCCTTCAACTTTATAGTCATGGTGCGGTTCCTTGACTGGAGTGTTCTTCGACCATGATTTCCATGGCCTCGCGCCGGCCAAGCGTCGCCGGGCCAGAGATGATCTGGTGAATGCGGTTATCGATGATGACGCGCATATCAGCAGCGAGCCCCGCCAAATAACGGATGCGAATACGTGCTGGCTTGCGGCCAATCTGGATACTGTCGGCTAAACGTTCAGCCTTAGATGGAAGAATGTCCTTCACCTCGGCCCAGACATAAGCAAACTGTCCCCAAGTGACCTGTTCGGTTCCGTATTGCGGGTCCCGTGTGACCAACTTGCGCTCGATCCGGATCCTTGTGTCGAGGCTCGAGGCTAGATCCAGCGACATTTGAGCTGTCCCAAGAGGCTCTCGAAGGCGAGACAGGGCGCGCCTTCACGGTTCTCAAACATAGAGGCAACTTTGACCAGGATCGCGGCCCGGGCGATCTGGAGATCAGGGGCTGTGTCTGAAAATCCGGCTGACAAGGTGATCTGGATCAGACCGTCTGTGCCAAGCTCTGGCCATGATGTGGCCGAAGCCGGGCGGATGCGGGTAAACCCATTGCGCCGACGAGCGACATAATCACTCTCCGGCAGGACGGTCATGTTGCCGTTTGCCGCAGTGAAGCGGATCTCAGCTACTGTGCAGGGCCGGACCGGCACAGTGACTTCGTCTTCCCAGCCTTCCAGTTGAAGTTCGAGGGTCTGCTCGCACAGTCTAAGCCCGGTTTGCAACTCAAGTTCAGCCTGAGCGGCATCGAGTTTAGCGCCCAGTAAGAGATCCTCATCCCTTGCATCAAGTCGCAGTTGCTGCCGGGCTTCCTCAAGCGTCACGGCTCTGTCCTGTGGCGGAGCGATGACGAGCATCTCGGACATCAGCCAGCCTTGTTGCTAATGTTCGCGCCAGATTTGGTCAGGACGGTCTGCGTTTCTTGCTGCTTTGTCTTGGGCGTAGTTTCAGATTTGGATAGCGCGGCAGGCTCTGACTTTACCGTAGCCGCAACCACTTCAGTGGCAAGACCTCGCTTGATGAGGCTCGCTCCTGCCAATGCGTCGATCTCAAAGGTCTGGCCGGTAATAATATTATCTGAACTCACGCTACTTACGTGAATAGTATCGCGTGCCTTTAAAAGCATGGCGGCGTTCTCCTGTAAAATGAGAGGCCGGCCCCTAAAAGCCGGCCCTCTTTCATCAAATCTTGGTAGCTGCCGTCGCTGCGGCCGCAAAGTCACCCTTCACAAAGGCTTCGGGCCGGTAGACCGCAAGCGCAAGGCGTTCTTCTGCCAGCACTGTCACCAAGTTTTTGCGGAAGTTCTGGTCATCTTCGGTAGAAATCTCGACCACTGCATCCATGCGATCGAAAATCTGGGCACCCAGTTGAAACGCACCTGTCAAGAACTTGCCGGTTGCCATCGACTGCGTGGAGACTACCGGCTGCCCCCAAAGCGTTGGCGTAAGAGTGCCTTGCGGATTACCCACAATAAATCTGCCCTGGTTGTCTTTAAGCAGTTCGATGGCTGCCCAATCTGCTGGATGGAGCACCACGCCAGTTGACATCAGTTCCGAGAGCGCTGTCTGCAACATAGCAAGCCGCAGCACATCAATCCGGGTCACAGTTGCAGGGATCGTGATCGGCGGCGTAAAGGCTGTCGCCTGCGTGTAAATGCCGGCAAGGTCCGTGCCTGTTCCGCTGCCGTTTAGCAGCTGATTTTCTTCAACAAGCGCCAATCCGTAACGAAGCCGTCCGTCGATGTAGGATTGAAGCATTGGCACATCATCAAGGATCTGGCGTGTCGCCAAAACCCAGTGCGCGATCGTCGTGACGTTACTGGTCAGTACATCAAACTTAATGTCCGACTGCGGCTTGGTTGTCCCTGCGGTCTCCGAAAGCGAAGCTGCCGCATTGGCATAGCCGGTTTCCTTAACATACTGCACTGAATTGCTAGCAGTCCGCCCTGGCGTCAGCAGGTCGCGCACGGTCAGACGACGCTGGCCTGGTATTAGTATGCCAGGCAGACGGTCGGCCACGATAAGGTCGCCCGCCGAGCCATTAGCGTCAGTGGTAAGCGCCGAGATGATAGCCTTTACCTCTACACTGGCGCGGCCCCGCACTGTGCTATTGCCCAAAAATGCCTTAATCGCGTCATCTGCTACAACTTGTTCGCCGATGGTCTTGAATTGAGGGGCCGTATCTTCGGCTACCCTGCGGGCAAGCTTTTGCTCGACCTCGTCAAGGCGGGCTTTGGCATTGTTAAGCGCGGTCAGTGCTTCATCGGCCAGTTGCTTTGTAGCCACGGATAAATCTTCGCCGCGCTGTGCTTTGCCCAGCGCTTCTTCGGCCAAGGCCTTTACCTTGTCATGTTTGCTATCAAGGTCAGATTTGATCTCGTCGTGTCTTGTTTCCAGCATGGACCGCAATTCTGCCTGCTTGGTATCAAGGCTGGCTTGCACTTCACTGTAGCGGGCATCGAGCACGCCTTTGACTTCGCCGGCAAGCTGCTCGGCGGTTTTTTGATCGCTCATGTAATAGTCCTTATTTGCAGGCTAATATTCAGGCGCGCATTTGCGCCATAAGGGCCGACAGAAAGTCGGAAGTAGTGCTGCCAGACTCACTCTGGAACAGCGGCGTTAGGCCTTTGCCCGCGATTGCGGTGGCCTGACTTTTCGAGAACCCTGCCTCACGCAGGAAATGCTCAAATTCACGAAGCGTTGGCAGGCGCCCATCTTCGAGGATTGATTTTACACTGGTTATGACCGCCCGCTCGTTCATTGGAATGGTAACCAGGCTCACTTCATAAAGTGAAAGTTCAAGCAGTTGACGGGTCTTGCCCACCAGTTGCTCGCGGATAGTCCTATAGCCAATTGATAGCCCGCCAATCGCGCCATCACGCACCAACCCGTGAGCCTCTTGGCCAGATTGGGAAGATAGCGAAAGCTGGCCTTTGACGATCAGTCCCTCGCGGCTCTCTACAAATTCAGTCCATACCCCTGCAGGACGGGTTTGATCATGGAACATCAGCATGGGCACAGATTTGCGCCCTTTAAGCGATCGGTTAAGGGCGCCTGGCACAATGACATCGCCGCCAGCATCAATATTGCCGTAACCTGCAGCGATGCCCTCAATGAGGCCGCCGTCAGTAACGGCCTTAGTATCTAAAGTGAAATCCAGATGGTTCATGGGGTAACTCCATTATCAGTCACAGGCAGTCAAGCAGACGTGCCAGATTGCTCCAATCCAGGGCTGATCTGGTTGATGGGAACATTTTGCATCTGCATCCGCGGCACCTCGCCGCCTTCGACGGGTGCAAGGTTTTCAAGCGCACGAACCTCGTTGATGGTCATCACGCCGTTGCTCAGCATCTGCTGGTAGAAGGAGGCACGTGCGCCGCTGTCTCCGCGCAGCAAGCCTTCTAGGTTAAACTCGATAACGATCCCGGCCTGACGGTCTGCAGGCGATAGAAGCTGTTTAGCAAGCGCCTGCTCAATGCGTTTGAGGCGCCGGCGAAGCGTGAACTTCTGGAACCCCAATGTCTGCTGTTCAAGACCTGTACCCCAGCTGGTGGTTTTCTCAGTGTGGCCAACCATGAACGGCGGCACGCCAAAAAACCGGCAGACCTCCTCGACCGAAAAGGCTCGGCTCTGCAACATCTGCGCATCTTCCGGGCTAATCGAAAGCTGAACCCAGTCCATGCCTCGGTCGAGCAGCATGGGCCGCCCGGCATTGATGGCGCCTGCAAACTTCTCCTGCAGCAGTTCCTCGGCTTGTTTGCGCTGATCGAGTGTCAGCGTGTCTGCCGTCTTCAGGAGGCCCGAAGGCCGGACTCCGTTTCGGAACGTATCGCCTGAGGCGCGTTCAATGGCTTGGGCCAACCCAAAGGTTTGGCGGCCAAACGACAATGTCGAGAGCCCACCCAGCGGATTGCCGCCAAATCCGCGGATGTGAAGCATATTTTCCTGGGCAGCGACCAAACGGATACCGTTGTCAGACCATTCATACTGCAGACTGCCGTCACGCAGGCGGCGAACAGTCATTATTTCCGGAGCGATGGGCACACTGAGCGCTATCACTCGGCCATCGCTGGACCTTATGATCTCGGCATAGGCGTTACCGCCAAGTTCGATACAAGCACAGATGAACTCCCAAAAGTCGACCGCGGTCTGATCAGCGTTCGGGCTGTTATGTAAAATCATGTACAGCGGATGATCGGTTGCAACCACCCTCGCGCCGCCCCGGGTTCGGTAGACCATGAGCGGTAGCGAAGCGATCGTGCCGGCAAGCAGGTTGACGCAGGCCCAAGCTGAAGCGAGGCCCAACACCGAGGCGGTGGATACCACTTCGCCAGTAGTAGTCATGCGGCCACCGACTGCCTGGGTAAGGCGCGGATCGGTAAGCCCTATCGAGCGGGCGACGTATCCGAGCGCCTTTTGAAATAGGTTCATGCGTGCAGGCTCTTCAGCCAGTCATCGATCAAGCCGGAGGTGTCGCCTGCCATTGCTGCCCCCACTGCCATGCACAGCGCTACGGCTGCGTCGATCTTGTTGATGGCCCGCTGCTTGGAGAGCCACTTGTTGTCCCAGCGATCGGTCTCGGTGACCGCCGACATCATTGCGGAAATCAACACCGGATTGCGTTTGAGCCGGATGCGGCCCTCGAGGATCAGTTCCTCCAGATGCCGCAGCGACCCTGGCATCCACAGGCCTTCGCTCATCCCGTCCTGCGGTTTGCCGCGTTTGGTGCCGCCTTGCGGGTGCTCGATAAAATTGACCGACAGCCCGAGTTCGCTGACTTCCTCTTCAAACCGTCGGAAGGCGTAACGGTCGTAGGCCACGTTCTCGACGCGATAATCACTGTCCAGTTCAGCCAGCGCCTGCGCCACTTGCCGCAAGCTGATGTTCTCGCCTTGGGGCGCATTCAGAAATCCGCCAGCGACCCATAAGTCATAGGGTTGCTTGTCGCGCAGAACTCTTGCCGACAGCGTATCGCCCGGCGTCCAGACCTCGACCCAAGCATCAAAACACGGCTTGCCATCCTTTTCGCCATTGCGCTGGACGCCGGCCAGTGCAGTCAAATCCCGGTTCTGGCTGAGGTCCAATCCAAGCCAGACTGGTTGTCCCCCTTTAGGATCGAACTCGGCCAGCAATGGTTCCAGCGTCGAACGCGCCATCCAGGCGGTTTCGGCATCGGTCCAGATGCAAAAGTGAAGCCGCAAGATCCCGTTCAATTGGCCCGGGATGGCTTTAGCCTGGGCCACAACTTCGGAGAGATACTGCTCGGTGATCGTCACGCCCAAGAGCGGGTTAGCCTTGATCCAGCAACTGGGATCAGTCAGCGGATCGTCGTCCTCATCGAGCGCGCAGACATAGCTGAACGTCGTGTCGTCGATGACTTGGCCGAGGTAAGTCGGGTCCAGCACCGCATCGGGATTGCCCGCAGCCACACGGACCCCGTGTTCGTGTTCTTCCCAGGCAACTGAATTTCGGTTTGATCCCGAATTGGTAATCATGAACAGCAGCGGATCGCGGCGGAACTTGAAACCGCGCTCCAGCATTTCGATAATCGAGCGGTCCGGTAGTTCGTGGACCTCGTCCGCTAATACAAAGTAAGGTCGAGGGCCTGACCCTGTCTTGCCCGTATCGCGCGACACCGGGCGGAAGAAACTGCCCGACGGCAAATGCGCTATGTTGAACTCGCGGCCCGGACCGCCGGAGAACTCCAACCGACGGGCCAGCGCTGGGGATTGCCGCACCATCTTTACCGCGTCACGGAACAGGATGTTGGCCTGCTCCTTTTTGGCGGCAGCCGCATAGATCTGAGCGCCCGCCTCCTTGCAGGCTGTCATCCCATAAACGCCAATACCACCAGCAATCGGCGACTTGCCGTTGCCTTTGCCCTGTTCGATGTAAGCCCGGCGAAACCGGCGCCTGCCATCCTTGCGCTTCCAGCCAAATAGCGAGCCGATAATGAAGGCCTGGCTTGGTTCCAGCTGGAAAGGCTGGCCCTCGAACTGGCCTTCGGAAAGCTTCAGTACCTCCTCGAAAAAGGCAAAGGCATGATTGGCGGCCGTCTGGTCGAACCAGATGCCATCCTTGCGCTTCAGGTCCGCGATGTGCCTTTGGCAAGAGTTGCGAACATGCGGCCCGGCGATAGTCTCGCCTGACACGACGGCCCTGGCATAGGCCAGTGTCCGATCAGGCGAAGAACCGGTCGGCGGGATCTGAGCCTTCTTCTGGCGGTGTTGCTGCGATCCTGCTCCTGGCACTGGGCGTCATCCCAAATTCTGCAGCGTAGCGCATCATGTC